ATCCCATACCCGGTCGGCTGATAGGGCGAGTTTGACCAAGTAGTTATGGTCAGGTCTAGTTTCTCTGGCTTCATTGGTTTCCTTTCTATCCCCACAATAGCAAAAACCCCCACCTTTTGGGTGAGGGTCTTGCTCAGATTTTAGGGAACTATGCTGCTGAACCCTTGAAAATCTGGAAGTGACTCTGATGTGACAGGTTTCCGTCAATGCGAATCAAGAAACGGAATACTGCAAGGTCGTTTGCGAACTTGTAGTCATCGCTTCTGTCAACGCGTAGGCCACCTGCTACACGAATCTTGTAGCTTGGTAGGTATCCGAAACCAACCGAAGCGGCAGCTGAACCAACTGCTGCCATTCCGGGGTTTTCGTTTACGCGGAAGCCAAGTAGTGAGTCTGGCTGTCCTGCCTGAAGTGAAGGCTGGAACAGGTATTGACCATCGTTGTCCTTTAGCTTACGAGCGTTGCGGATAGCAGATGGGGCCATTAGCCAACCAGTTCCCTGCAATCTGCGAACTGCGCCGTCAACCGAGTAGACAAGGTCAATTAGCTGGTCTGCGGTGAATAGACCGCCAGCGATGGTTCCGGATACACCGGTTCCTGCTGCGGTAACGATACCGGTTGGAGCTGAAGCTCCACCTGCACCGGTGGTTAGAGCTGCGTTTACAGCAACACCGATTGAGTTTCCAGCTGCACGAGCTAGAACCTCAGCGACATCTACACCGCCGTCTTCGATTAGCTCACGAGCAACTGGAACTAGGAAGCCATACTTCTTTGCGCCAAGAGTGATTGAGCTGAAGGTTGGCTCCGACTCGTCAATCTCTGCACCAGCAGCTTCGTAACCAGCGGTTGCGTAAGCAGTCAAGGTTGGAATCTTTAGATCTTCACCAGACTGAGTGTCAAAACGCTCTCCAAGGTCTAGCATTGGGCCGACTTCGCGAGCTAGGTCATAGACGCGAGCTACGAAGGACTGTGGCACTAGACCAGATGAACCTGATGGGGTTAGAGTTCCGCGAGTCTCAAAGTTGTGAGAGCGAATCTCACCCTTTGCGAGTGCGCGAACATAGTCCATATCGGACTTTGCGGTTTCGGTGACAATGAAGTCAGAAGCAGCTGCGGCGGCCTTGGCCTCGCGCTCCTCAGCCTTGCGAATTGTCTCGATAGCAGCGGCGCGAGCGTCTAGGTCTGCGTTGATTCTGTCGAACTTGTCGTTCTCCTCAGCAGTTAGATCACGCTTCTCGGCAGCAGCGGTGTCAAGAAGTGCCTTTGCTTCTTCCCAAGCCTTTGCGCGAGCCTCTGCCTGTGCCTTAATAAAGGACTGTGACATAAGGGTTTCTCCTAATAGTTATTTGGACATCAGCCGCGCTTACGCAGAACTGAAAACAGGCGGTGCTTACACTCAGCCATAGTTTTATTCTACATCACTAGGTATAGGGAAACCCCGTAGGTAGAAAGGAAAAGACCCTACGGGGCGGAACTCGCTAATAGGAACAAACGCTGAAGGGGGTTAGCGTGTTTCTGTTACCTGAGTAATGCGAGTTTCCCTTGTGGCAGCACTCGCCGATTGGCTGCCGTTGTTTTCGCTGTCAGCTTTGACTGCGAAGTTTGGGTTGTGCAGTTTGAAAATTGCATCTGCCCACTTGTCTGCTAGTGAGTAAATCTCTCCGACAGTTGGGTCTCCTGCAACTGCAAGAATTGTTTTTTTGATTTCGTCTTTGGTAGCCATTAGTTCTTCTTTAGTAGTAGGTCTAGTTGCTTGCGCTTTAGTTCAAGTAGCGAGGTTTGTTCTTCTGTTTCTTCTGTTGCCTGTGTCGGGCTTAGCGAGTTCACGACAGTCTTGATTAGCTCTGCCTGCGAGTCGGTTAGGTCTGCGCCTTCTTCTAGCTTTAGAACGGCATCTGCCAGCTCGTCAGCGTCAACATTGGCGCGAGTGGCTGCCTTGTCTAGTGAGCGAACCATCGCCTCTGTCTGGCTGTAAGCTGGGAAGCTGACTATACTCGTCTCAAACAATCTTACGGACTTTAAAGTTCTTTGAGTCATCTCGTTATTCCAAGAGTCTTTCTGCACCGAGAAGCCAAAGCTCATCTTGTTTAGGTCTCCGCGTCTTAGTAGTTCTGCCATATCGCGACCATCGGTTGTATTGGGCAGGGAAGCCTCAACCCTTAGACCAATCTCATCCTCGTATAGCTTCATCGTGCCTGAGCGTGAGCTGGCTAGGACTCTGCCTGTGTCGTGGTTCACCAACAGCTTGACATCGTTGCGTGAGCGCAGTGACTTTCTAAACGCACCCGGCTCGATTGTCTCAACGAATCCACCCAAGTCTTCCGATGGGCTGTTGAACTTTGCGGCATAGCCAACAAAGGTCATTCCATCGCCTTCTTCTCGCAGTTCAAAGTCGGCCTCGAAGTTTCTAGTTTCGTGCTTCATCTTTCCTCGTTCTTCTTCGGCTTCTAGTCTAGCGACAACACCTTCTGCGTAAGCCTGAGCGCGTAGTGCTGATCTGCGATTAGTTCCGCCACCCCAAAGAGCCATCGCGACAACTCCTGCTGATGGGTAATTGTCTGAGGTTGGGTCGGCATCAGGTGAATCTAAATCTCCTAAGTGGCGAGCAATCCAAGCCTGAATGCGAACCCACTTATCAGCGGATACTCGACCTGCTGCCATCTCTCTTGCTTCGCGGATAGTGCGGTCAACTAAGCCGTCACCACCTAAGCCTTCTGAATACCATTCCAAACCTCTGCGAGCAGAAGCTCTCATATAGGCAGGTGGGGTTAGGTCTACTTGTCTTTCTTCCCTGTCCTCTAGCGAGTCAATCTTTGTCAGCGTTGAGAACTTATGTCCAACTAATACTTCGGTTGGCTCCCATCCTTCTGAGCCTTCGCGCCAAATCCTAATAAGAGCAGCAGGATCGTCAGAAGTTGCGGTTATAGAAAAGTCTGAGTCAGGTATTCCTAAAGTTCCCTCTCGCATAATGTGTTCAATTTGACCACGCGCTCTGCCTCCAGATGAGTTCCAAGAAACAAAATCGCCTTCTTCTAAAGCGTCTGGGGCAGCTCTAAGGCTTCTCTCGCCCTCGAAGGTTGAGCCCTCTGAAAGCGCAATAGCTATGGCTTGGTCAATAGCTTCCTGCTTGGTATTGTGGCAACCGATAACTTCGCCGTCTTCCTTTTCGACAGCCCAATTTGTGCATTCAGGGTTATTGTTTGAAATGTAATAAGGCATTATCCAAGTCTCGCTTCTACAACAATCGTTCCGCCGAGTGCTACGGCTGTTCCGTTGATCGTGATGCCTGCGGCGTTGACATCTATTGCAACTGTTTGTGTTTCTGCTGAATAAGTAAGCGGTGAGGTAGCTGTTACAACCCCAGTAGGTCCTGTCGGTCCTTGCGGTCCAGTCGCGCCTTGAGGTCCTGTTGCGCCAGTATCGCCCTGTATTCCTTGTGGGCCTTGTGCGCCTGTCGGGCCAGTAGCACCGGTAGGGCCAGTAGCACCAGTCGGACCAGTATCGCCTGTGTCTCCTTTGTCACCTTTTACTCCTTGAATACCTTGCGGTCCGGTTGGACCTGTTGCGCCAGTTGCACCTGTGTTTCCTGTATCTCCTTTTGCACCCTGCGGCCCAGTTGCGCCCTGTGGTCCAGTTGCGCCCTGTGGTCCAGTAGGGCCGACCTCGCCCTGTATTCCCTGAATACCCTGTGCGCCTTGAGGTCCGGTCTCTCCTGTTGGCCCTTGCGCTCCGGTCTCACCCTGAATACCTTGAATACCTTGCGTTCCCTGAACTCCGCGTGGGATGACAAGGTTCAAGGTTTGATTAGGTGCGCTACCCGTAATGGTGGCTGAGGCATTGCCTCCGGGTGCGCTTGCGGTTACTGATCCGACTGTCAGGGTGTTGGCAGGTCCTAGCTCGCCTTGAATACCCTGTGGGCCTTGCGGTCCTGAGTTAGCTAAGGTTAGGACAGTTTCGGTTTCGATAACAGAAACATCTACGCTGTTTTCTACGACTGTCAGCGTTGTGTTTGTCTCAACTACCTCAATGACCGACCTTGACATTTAGCGAGTGACCTCAGCTTGAACATCGAAGTTTCCTTGAATAAGTCTTGTCACAGCCGAGCCTGAGTTGAGCTCTAGGTCATAGACATACTGACCTGCTACAACTGCACCCATTGTGTTTGCAGCAATGCTTAGCGCGATAGTGCCAGCGGTGCCGCCGAGAGTAATTCCTGAGCCGTTAGTCAAAGATAGGACTGCGGTGCCTGCGTCAGCCGATTCCCTTACCTGCATAGCTGCGGTGTAGTTGGTGAGGTTGACTGCTGTTCCACCGATTGACCAAGTGAGGTTTAGGTCGTAAGTTGCGCCCTGATAGGCGGTGATGTTGTATCTGCCGGGGGTGAACATTACAGCCTCGTAATCAAAACTCGAAGGTCACGCGAAGCACCATCGGCAATCGCCCAAACTGTGTCCCCTGCCGCGACATTGAATTGAATTGTCTCGGTGTGTGGCAGGTGCAATCCGGTAGTCGTGGTAACGCCGGGGCCGTTGATAAAGATATCGTGATTGTTTGCGTGTTCGTGATTGTGCAGAATTACCTGCTGGATGCGGTCAGAGGCAGGCACAACTAAAGCAGCTACTGTGCCAACTAGGTATCTTTGTGCGTTTGCCATTAGTTCTCCTCATAAACAGAAGCAGGGTCAGTTGGATTTATCTGAGCGACCTGTTGCAGCTGAGTGCTTGGGACTCCAGAGTGCTGAATAGAGGGCAGGTCAAGAGCAGACAAAACTTCGGCAGGTGAGAAGCCAACCTGAACCAACTTGGCAGCCATAGTCACGCGCTTGTCGGTTGCGACTAGATCAGCCGCGTCAATATTGACATTCGATAGCGGAACGCGCAGAACATCTCCGCCGTCAATCTTTGATAGACCCTCTGCGACACGAGCGTCATTTGAGGTTAGGATTCCTGCCTGAATACCCTGCGAGTAGGCAGAGAAGCGTGACTGAACATCGCCTCTTAGCAGTGAGTTCATATTGAACTCGACAAAAGCTCCGCCTCCGTTCGGGTAAATCTGAAGCAGACTCGACAAACTGTTTTCAATGATTGCGACATAAGGTCTAAGAGTGTGAGTCACGAACTCGATTTGAGTTGCTTCGACCGAGGAATAAGTGTTAGTTCCGGGCAGGTTCATCATATGGCTTGGAATGTTCCAGATACGGCATAGGTCTTCGATAAACATTCTGCGAGAGTCGAGAAGCTGTGACTCCTCTGGGTTGACTCCGATGTCCTTGATGTCAAGACCTGAGTGCAGCACCATAGTCTTGTGAGCTTTTCTCCAACCGCCATGACGAGCGTCCACTGACTTAGCCAAAGCCTTTGCCTGATCCTCTGTCAAGGTGGCAGGTGTGACTAGGGCATAGTTGCCTGATGCGCCCTGTCCAAAGAATCTCTGAGCGTAAGAGTCGAGAGCAAGTCCCAACCCCATAGCGTCTTTCATTACCTCGACACGCGACACGCCTCGGATTTGACCGGGCCGCATAACTGATTCGACAATGTGCAGGATTTCGTCTGAGTTGTATTTCTTGCCGTCTTCGTCATAAGTGAAGATGACTCGCCCGACTCGGTTTCGCTCGACCTTGATTTTCGTTGGGTTTAGGACTGTGAGGTTTATCGGCAGACCTTCCAAGCGGAACACGCGGATAAATGCGTTGCCGTCAAGCATTAAAGAAGCAATGATTGAGCTGATAAATGGTGTGCGATCTACGAAAGAAACATCAGGGCGGTTCACCCAGTCAGGCTTAGGGCGCATTAGAAGTTTCTGTCCGTCTCTGCGAACCCAAGCATCCATCGGCAGGGTCGAGATAGTTCCTGCGATTAGCGAGATAGCGGCTGACACGCCTGCAAGCTTGTAGACATTATCTTGGTCTATGAAGGTGCCTGAGTTGTTTTGAAGTTCGAAGTCGAGTCCAGCTCCCCAGAGTGAGTTAGGGGTTACTGCTCGCTTCTCGAAAAGATTACTTAGCATTGGTTCTCTCTAGGGCAATTCCGAACAGGATGGAAAAGATACCGCCAACAATGATTCCGGCAGGGATAAAGATAAGCCCAATCCCAATGCTCACAGCCGTTGCACCTGCAACCTGTGTGACTACTGCAACCTTAGAAGACATAAACACCCGGCACCTGTTGTTCGGGTTCTATTCTAACCTGTAGGGCTCTATCTACTGCTATTACGGCAGCGACAGCCGCGTCAATCCTCCTAGAGGATGCTCTATTTTCTTTCACTATCCTGACTCCTAGATTGTCTGTTTTCACTACGGCGTTTGATAGATGGCGAGCTAGTAAAGCGTCTCCATCGTGTTTGAGCTTCTTATCTACTACGGCATCAAAGAATTTGGCGCAGGCAGGAACCATTCTGCGAGCGTTTGTCGAAGGGTATTCCACTATCGGGTAGCCCTCCTCGGCTAGGACTTGCATAGACCTTTGCCAGCGGTAAGGGTCGCAGACTATCTCTTTGACCTTTGGGTTCAGGGCAACGAACTCTCTAATCTTGTTCTCGACTTGCAGAATGTCTACTCTCCAAGTGTCATCGTGAATGTTCGGGTCTTTTTCCCAAGCGTGAATCATAAAAACCTGTGGTTCGTCTTCGACAGTCGCACCGACTAGGACAGTCGAGTCACCTGAGAACGAGCCGTCAAAGCCGATGATGTATTCCTTGTCGGTCAAATCAAGTTCTGCCTGACAGGCTTCCCAAGTTCCTGTCGGGAGCCAGCTGATCTGAGAGCTGACCCATTGACCGCAGCGTTTGGTTCTGAACTCAGCTTCGGGTGTTCGTCTTACGGCTGACTCAAAGTCTTCGGCGGAACAGATGTCACCGAATCCGGGGTTGCTCATCTTCCAAGTTTCAGGCAGGCGGTGGTCAGCTTCGGCAGGTGCTTCCCAACTAGCCATAAAGAAAGTCGGGTCTTCTACTTCGCCGCGAGCAACGCGCTGTCCGTATTGGTAGAGCGTGTAGGCGATTGAGTCTTGACCTGTCGCGTCTGTCTTTACCCCCGGTGTCGTGATGGCAATGAGTGTGGCAAGTCGGCCTCTAGCTCCCATAGCGAGCGACATAACATCGAACAGCTCTCGGTTGGGTTGCGCGTGAAGCTCGTCAAAGATTACGGCTGATGGGTTGAGACCTTCTTTTGAGTAAGCCTCAGCAGACAGCACTCGATAGACAGAGCCGTTAGAGGGTAGCTCGATAGCGTCACGATAAAGCTTTGTCATCTTTGATAATTCTTCGCTTGCCTCAATCATTCGCTTCGCGTCTTGGAACACAATGCGAGCCTGTTCCTTTTCGGCAGCTACAGAGTAGACCTCAGCACCTCTGACTCCTAGTATCAGCGAGTAGAGACCGAAGACAGAACCGAGTGCTGACTTGCCGTTCTTGCGCGGCATCAGGACAAGGTTGATGGCGTGTCTGTATCCTCTTTCATCCCCTGCAAAGATGTGACGAATTAGGTCTTTCTGCCAGTCGCGCAGGTGTAGCGGTTCTCCTGCCCTGCCTGCGACAGAGTCCTTAGTGACCATTCCAAAGGCTTCGGCAAAGTCAATTACAACCTCGCCCTCGCCCTGCTCAATCTGAGTCTGGGGAACTGAAGTCAGCCATTGTGGAGGCCACACGCTTTGCCTTTCTTTCCATTAGTTCTTCGAGCTTGCTTTGGACTTTGACTTCGGCGATACCTAGGCGAGTTCGGTCGGTCGGCGTAAAGCCGAGCATTGAGAGATTAGTGCTAATCATCTTTTCAAGATCGTGCAGAGCACGGTATAACCGCCACTCTGAAGTCTCGTGAATCTTGGCGATGAGTTCTGTGCGCCTATCCATTTGCTCACAGGTTAGAAGCAAGAGCTGAGTGTCAGAGTTTCTGGCAATCCAACTCTCGCCTGTCTTCATCGCGGCATCCCATAGCTGTTGACCTGCGAACTCTAGGGGTCGAGCGGGCGCAACATAGCCACCCTCGACATAGGTAAGCGGTTTAGGCAACGCACGCTTTCCGGGGTTGCCAAGTTGTCTTTTTAGTTCTGCTGGTTTCGGCGGATTCGGCATAAAAACAGTCTAGCCCGAAGTGGTTTGAACTGCGGTTGTATTTAGAACAC